TGGGCGACCTTGGCCGCCAGCTGGTCGAATCTGGCCGCAGCCTTGATGAGGCACGCGCTGCTGTACTGGAAAAGCTTGGCGCCAAATCTGAGCCTGTCTCCGAGACTGCTGCTGATGTTGGCCTGACCACAAAGGAAACCCGCGAGTTTTCTTTCCAGCGGGCTATTCTTGCGCTGTCGAATCCCAATGATCGCAAGCTGTGGGAGGCTGCTGCATTTGAGCGTGAATGCTCCGAAGCAGCTGCTGCTAAAGCTGGCAAGGCTGCTCAAGGCATCATGGTGCCTAATGAGGTGCTGCGTCGTGATCTGACCGTTGGATCTGCCGCATCTGCTGGCAACCTGGTTAGCACCGACTTCCGCCCCGGCAGCTTCATTGAGCTGCTGCGCAATCGTTCAGCTCTTGCTGGTCTTGGCATTACCAGCCTGACCGGACTGCAAGGCCCGGTTGCAATCCCCCGCCAAACCGGCGCTGCTACCGCTTACTGGGTGGCAGAATCCGGCGCACCGCTGGAATCGCAGCAGACCGTTGATCAGGTCAACCTGACGCCTAAGACGGTTGGTGCGTTTACTGATTACAGCCGTCGGCTGATGCTGCAATCCAGCATCGACGTGGAGCAAATGATCCGGCAGGATCTTGCAACCGTGCTGGCGCTAGAAATTGACCGCGTTGGCCTTTACGGCCTTGGCAACACCAACCAGCCCCTTGGCATCAAGTTCACCACTGACATCAACACCAAGGACTTTGCCGCTGGCATTCCCACCTTTGCCGAAGTGGTAGAGATGGAATCCAAGGTTGCCTCGGACAACGCCGACATCGGCGCGTTGGCTTATTTGATGAACGCCACCATGCGCGGCGATCTGAAAACCAAGGTTAAGGAGGGCGGGCAGGCCAGCTACGTCTACGAACCTGGCGACACCGTAAACGGCTACCGTGCTGTGGTCAGCAATCAAGTTGCCGCAGGCGACATCTTCTTTGCTGTGTGGTCGCAGCTCATCATGGGCATGTGGTCTGGTCTTGATCTGACCGTTGATCCCTACACCTTCAGCACCAGCGGCACCGTTCGCGTGGTTGCACTGCAGGATGTGGACTTTGCCGTACGTCACCCCGAAAGCTTCTGCCGAGGCGCTGACACTCTCTGATTAACTGCCGGGGCTGGTTAACGCCAGCCCTTTTCTTCTATGAGGATTGAGATTCTGCGGGACACGTCAATTTACGGCAAGCCGGTTTATGCCGGTTCAACCGTGGATGCAACAGGTTCCGACGCTCACTACCTGATCAACATTGGCAAGGCAAAAGCTGCGCCAGTGGAAACGCCTAAAGTAGAGGCACCAGTCAAACGCAAACCACGCACTAAGACCAATGGCAATCTTCCAGCAAACGCTTGAAAAGCTTGAGCACTTCACGCTAGCCCCTTCGGCTGGCCGTGATGCTAGCTTTACCGGCGCCGACACCAACATCGCAGACCTGAAAGATTTGGATGGCGACATTCAAGTCATTCTGGACTCTGATGGTGGCACTGCCGGCACCCGCACTTTGGCACTCAAAATCCAGCACAGCGACACCTTGACTGGCGGCGACTTTGGCGACGTCAGCCCTGCTGTGGCGTTTACTTCGCTGACCACTACCGCCAGCAAGCAGGTGCTTACTGTCAACCGTGACGCGCTTAAGCGTTACGTCCGCCTTGTTACTACCCAAGGCGCTGGCAGCACCTACGTCTACAGCGTCAACGGTTACGGCTTGAAGAAGTACGGCTGATGGCTTTTACCGAGAACCTAGATGTGTTCTTGGCAGATTTCGGCGTCAGCTGCACAGCTGGCGCCGTTACTGCATTAGGCATCCTCAACATGCCAGGTGAGGTGTTGATGGATGGCATGGTGATCAGCACTGACTATAGCTTGATTGCAAAAGCTGAGGATTTTGGTGATCTGCTTTACGGCTCGCAGATCAGCGTTAATGGCGTGCCTTTTAGCGTGCGCGAAGCAACGCTGCAAACTGATGGCCGCTTTGTGCAGCTAAGCCTGCAACGCAGCACTGCAACACAGGCGCAGCTTGCTGCTACAGCAATGGACGGCAATGATGCAGATCTGCTGCTGAGTGATGCAGGCAACCCACAGCTGGATGCTGAGTTTGACGGCGGCAGCGCTGGGTCCGTTTACATTGATGGCAACGACTACAACGGTGGCGGCGCATGAGCAACATCACGCGGATCCGACTGCGGCGTGACATTGCAGCAAACTGGGCTGGCGCCAATCCAGTGCTGGCCAATGGTGAGGTTGGCCTTGAGACTGACACGCGCAACGTCAAGGTAGGCGATGGCAGCACGGCTTACGTTGCATTGCCGTATTGGCTGAATGGCAAGGACGTGCGCGGTCAGGCCAGCAAGATGGACGCTGGCACCATCACCATTGCCCAAACTGGCGCATACGTCAGCACTGGCCTAACAGCAACGTTTGATGCTGCCACGGCATTTGGCATGACGCTTGGCACTGTTGACGCGTTTGGCCTCAAGAACACCAGCGGCGGCACCAAGCTGCTGCGATTCTTTGGCAGCATTGATGCCGCACCAGGCAACAACGAAACGGTTGGCATCAAGCTTGCGCTTAACGGTATCGCCATTCCTGAAACTGAATGCCGAGCATTTAAGGCCGCTGGTGCATCCGTTGCCAAACTGGTCACCAGCTGGATGATTGAGCTAGACAATGGTGATGAGGTGTCGCTGCTGATTGCTAACCACACAAACACCACCACCATTGGCTTTCAGCGTGGCCGGATCATTGCTAGCGAGGTGCGTTGATGGCTACCAGACGTGAGCAAGTGCTAGCAGCGATCAATGCAGCCGTAGTGCCTACTGCAGGCGTTAGCGGTCGCGTGTACCGCAGCAGAGTGGAACCATTGGCGCGGCAGGAAAGCCCTGCCATCGTGATCGAACCGCTAAACGATTCAGCTGATCAAAACACCAGCCTGCCAACGCTGGACTGGAGCCTCACCGTACGGGTTGCCGTGATCGTGCGAGGCATTGTGCCTGATCAATTAGCTGATCCAATTATTTGCGATCTGCACAGCCGGATCATGGCAGACCTAACGCTCGGCGGTGTTGCAATTGACGTGCAACCGATCAGCACTGATTTTGAGATGATGGAAGCAGACCAGCCGGCTGGTGTGATTAGTTCCAATTACCTGATCCGATACCGCACAAGCGTGAGTGATTTGAGCGTGGCTGGTTGTGGCTAAGATAAAGCCAAACCCATGAGGCAGTAAGCGGTGCCCCTTTTAAGTCGCAAACGCCTGATCCTGGCGAAAACTGAAAGCCCCTACGGCACCGACAGCAGCCCTGCTGGCACTGATGCCATCTTGGTGCGTGATCTCAGCATCACGCCACTGCAGAGCGATGTAGTTGATCGTGAGCTGATCCGCCCATACCTTGGCGCATCTGAACAGCTGCTAGCTAACACCCGCGTCGAGGTTACGTTTCAGGTTGAGCTGGCCGGTAGCGGCGCTGCTGGCACAGCACCAGCCTATGGCCGTGTGATTCAAGCTTGCGGCTTTAGCCAAGCGATAGATGCCGGTGTAAGCGCTACCTACAGCCCGGTGAGCGATACCTTTAGCAGCGTTACCATTTTTTACAACATTGATGGTGTGCTGCATAAGGTCACAGGTTGCCGTGGCACGTTTACGCTTAATGCTGCAGTTGGCGAGATTCCGACCATTGATTTCACAATGACCGGCATCTACAACGCGCCAACTGATACGGCAGCGCCAAGCGTTACCTACAGCAACCAAGCAACACCGCTGGTGTTTAAGAACGGCAACACCACTGGTTTTGAGCTGCTTAGCTTTGCAGGCTGCTTGCAATCGGTTGAGCTTGACATGGGCAATGAGGTTATTTACCGCGAGCTGGTTGGTTGCAGCAAGGAGGTGCTGATCACCAACCGCGCCGTGTCCGGCACCGTGACCATTGAAGCGCCGACCATTGCGCAGAAGGATTACTTCACCGCTGCGCTTGGCGACGTGCTCGGCAACCTTACGTTCCAGCACGGCCAAGCCGCTGGCAACATCGTCACCGTTACCAGCACAACGGTTGACATCGGCGACGTAAGCTACGAAGATCAGGACGGCATCCACATGCTGTCGGTTCCGGTTACTGCCGTCCCTGGTAGTGCTGGCAACGACGAAATCGAATTTGTATTTACCTAATGGCTTTTGTCCTAAAGCAATCAGCTACCTACAAGTGGCCGGTAACGTTTAAATTGCCGACTGATGGCGGCAAGTACGACAAGCAAACATTTGATGCTGAGTTTCGGCGGTTGCCGCAATCACGCATTAACGAAATCCAACTTGAGGTGCAGGCACGGATCAGAGCAACAGAAAACAACCAGCCGCTTGACACTGACATTTCAGACATTTCTATTGCTGCTGAAGTGCTAGCCGGATGGTCCGGCATCGTTGATGATGATGGCGATGAAATCGCATTTAGTGAAGCAGGCAAAGCGCAGCTGCTAGAAGTGCCGCTGATGGCTGGCGCTGTGATTGAAGCATATTTTGACAGCTTGACTGGCAAGAAAACAAAAAACTAATCGAGGCTGCGCGCTACTGGATCAAGGGTAGCGTCATTGATCAAACGCAAGATGACGCGTCAGCCTTTGGCATCGACCTAAACCTAGAACCGCAGCCTGAGCATTTTGAAGTCGAAGCCGAAGCATGGGATGCAGTGCAGGTTTTTCTGCGCTGCCAAACCCAATGGCGATCTGGTGCCAATGGACCAATTGGCCTAGACTACCTAGCAGTTGAGCTTGTGTTTAGACTGTATGGAGCAACCGACCCTGCGGCACTGTTGGAGGATCTACAAGTGATCGAGGGCGAACTGCTGCAGCTAATCCACGACCGCAAGGGGTGACAGCATGTCATTGAACATGAATGCTGCTGTCAACGTTCGCGCCAAGGTTGACGGGCTGCAAAGCATCACAGGGCTGCAGAAAGGATTAAAAGGCGTTGGCGACCAAGCTGGCGCAACGGGCGGTGCATTGGGACGGCTTAAGGCGGCAGGTGGTGCTGCTGCAAGTGCATTGCGTGCCATTGCGCCAGCACTGACTGTTGCTGGCATGGTGGCTGGCACCAAAAGCATCCTCGACAATGCTGATGCGATG